CCCGGTCAATCAGAGCAAGACCCTGTAAAGATGGACGGCACTGCTGCCATCCTTAAGGCAAAATACCAAAGCAAGAAGTGATCTCTTACGAGATCGTTCTTCTCGGTAACCAAGCGTAACACGCAAATTTTAAACACGGAGAAAATATACTATGGCTCTAATTTCAACTGATCGCGGTCGGGTTTCAAACTGGCTCAAGCATGTTTATGACTACTCAAGCGGCTATTGCTTTGAAACTCTAGCAAAGTCCGCCGTTCCCGCTGGTGCCGTATCAGGCTCAGTTCTTGATAATGCCGGTGCTCTCGTCACTGTTGCAACCACTGCAAACGCAGCCTATGTTCTCGTTGATGACCTCAATGATCCAGAAACTGCAATGAAGACTCGCGTGCTGGTTCTAGCTCGTGGTCCTGCAAAGGTTGCTCGTCAAGCACTCACTTTTGGTGCTGACGTGGATACTGACGCAGAGAAGGACGCTGTTCTAGCTGTTCTAGCCGGTAAGGGCATCCTAGCTGACAAGCAATTCTAATTGCTATTAAAAGCTATCAGATAAACATCTAATTTAAGGAATATTAATATGCCTATTACCCGTTCATACCAGTCAGCCTTTGACGTAACCGATTACACCGATAATCTGCTTCTAGTTCCAAACGTCTGGGGTCTATCTCAACAACTCGGTATCTTCCAATCAGAGGGTATCACCACTGATACCGCCTCTGTTGAAGTTATTTCAAAGAGCTATGGTCTCCTAGAAGATCGCACTCGTGGTCAGCGTTCAATGCTGAACAAGGACTACACCCGTAAGATTCATGCCTTCAGCGTTCCTCACTTCCCCGGTGACGACGCCATCTACCCAAAGGATCTTGCTGGTAAGCGTGCCTATGGTGAAGATGGTGCAGAGCGTCTTGATGCTGTTCGTGCCCGCAAGCTAGAGCGTATTCGCATGTCACATGCTGCCACTCTCGAAGCTGGTCGTATGAATGCCATCGTCAATGGTACTGCCTACGCTCCAAACGGCACCGTCTCCTACAACTGGTACACCGAGTTTGGTGTTACCCGTAAAGAAGTGGATTTCGTTCTAGATGTTGGCACCACTGAAATCCTCGCAAAGATTGAAGAAGTTATTGCTCACATTCAAGACAACGCCTTCACTGGTCAGGTTGTTGGTGAAATCTTCGCTCTCTGCTCACCAGAGTTCTTCAGCGCACTGATTGCCCATCCAAAGGTCGTTGATGCTTTCAAGTATTACACTGCTTCACAGCAAGTTCTACGTGAGCGTCTAAATGCCCAAGGTCTCGATGCCCGCTACCGTGAGTTCTCATTTGGTGGCGTACTGTTCATTGAGTATCGTGGTGGTTATGCTGGCACTATGGGTAGCATCACTCGTTACATCCCCGCAGGCGATGCTTACTTCCTACCAGCCGGTGGTCAAGACGACTTCGTAACTTACTTTGCTCCTGCTCAGAAGTTCGATCTAGTTGGTACTGTTGGTCAAGAGGCTTATGTCTTTGAATACGCTGATCCAAAGGGTGAGCAAATCATCCTCGAAAGCGAAACCAACTTCCTGAACGTACTCCGTCGTCCCGGCCTAGTTGTTCGTGGTTACGCATAAGTAGTAGTTAATCTGTAAGGGGAATGCTCTATTAAGGGTGTTCCCCTTTTATTAGGAGACAGTGGATATGCCTTATAATGGGGATTTAACTAATCCTGTCATGGAAGTAAGGCTGAATGTTGGTGACATTTGGCAAGACATGGAACTACTGTCCGATGCAGATTATCAGTATTTCCTAGATAAGTATTCTGGTAGTGTTCGTAGAGCTACCCTAGACGCAGCAAGAGCTATTCTTTTTAAGATTTCAAGATTCTCCAGAGAACGTACCGGCGATATTGAAGTCTATGGCTCAGAGTGGTTTAAGAATTATAGAAACGCATTGATGGACATGGTTAAAAACCCAGAACTGTCAATGTCCGTTGCAATGCCGTATGCTGGCGGTATATCCAAGGAGGATATGCGAGCAAACGATGAAAACTCAGACAACGTAACAAGAGACACTTACATTGGTTTTACCGAAGGTAAGAAGTTGTATGATCAAACAAACCCAAGAGATTCAGAATCAAACTTGCTAGGATGGTAGTATGGCAGGATCTGTGAAGATTGACAAGCGTGCCTTAGACTCAACGATATTCAGAGTGAGGCAACTGAACGGTACAGAAATACTGACCGGATTCTTTGAAGAAGATCGGTATGGTCCTGAAAATGATAGCCAACCTGTTGCAAACGTAGCATGGATAAACGAACGTGGTGCTGGTATGCAAGTTCCATCACGACCTTTTATGGAAACAACATTCTCCAAAAGAGGGCTTGTTGAGAGTTATGTTAAACTGATGGCAGAAGTTGCATCTCAAGCTCTTACGTTAGGACGCGGTGAAAACAGAATCCTTGGTCAATTAGGGGATCTTGTTAAAGCAAGTATGCAAAAAACAATTCAGGATTGGACAACACCTCCGAACAGTGAGTCTTGGGCTGCGAAAAAAGGCAGAAACGACCCTCTGGTATTCACAGGACACATGCTCAATTCTGTTAAATCTAAGATAAGGAGAAATTGATGTTATACCCACCACTTCTCCTTGTTGGGAGTGTCACACTGACAGTCACACGAACTACGGCATCAACGTATGTCAATGGTAGGCTGGTTGCTGGAACACCAACAACTGTATCTGTAGTTGCGAACGTGCAACCAGTAATGAAATCCTCTGACACTCTCATCCTTCAAGAAGCAGACCGTAGTAAAGCTGTTCTCAAAGTATATACGAAAGGTGACGAACTTCGCCAACTCAAAGAGGGTGCCAACGGATGGGCAGCAGACAGGTTTGAGTGGAAAGGAGATACATACGAAGTTATGAAGGTTATCGAATATGATACAGGTAACCAGCTAAAACACTTCAAAGCTCTTTGCTCTCGTGTAGAACTAACATAATGGAGAGTCTATGAACATCTACCAAGATTTAGAAGACGCTCTGTATGCTTATGCGAGTGCGCTATTCCCAACGCTGGCATCATCTGGAAGAATCATTTTTCCGTTTCAGAATGGACCAGAGCCACTAACTCCATATCTACTACTGAACGTCAGAAGTCTGGATGCTGTTGGTAGGGAGCAGTCTTCACATTTCGTATCCGTGGACGAGTTATTGAATGGCTCAAGTACAACTCTTCAACACTATCTTGCAAACGTTAGGTTTGAATTTGTTGGTAAGTACGACAATAACACAACGTTAGCTGATTTAGCTCAAACGATGGAAATGAATCTTCGGACACCCAGAGGATATGAACTCCAAAGAGCTAACAAACTATCTCTATTTAGATATCAGCCGATTGAAAGGGTGAGACTAAAACGAGAAACTGATATGTACATGTACTACCAACTAGATGTTGAGTTTGGATTCTCTGTACAACATATCTATGAGCAGGATTGGATTGAAGGGGTGAAAGTTGTTAGAGGGGTCTATAAGGATGCAAATAATCCTCCGGACTATGAGATGATCACCACACTTGATATTCCTGAAACAGTCGTTCCGTAGTACGATTTATAACCCATGTAGGAGGAGTCTATGACCCAACTCACCGAAATTGTCGAAATCCAAATTACTCGGCAAACCGCCGCTGTAACTCAAACAAACTTTAACGTTCCAGCATTCATTCTTGAACACACCGTGTTTTCAGAGCGTGCTCGCGTTTATTCAAGTCTAGAAGCTGTTAGTGATGACTTTGGTACTTCCAGCCTAGCTTATACTGCTGCAAGTAAGTTCTTCGGACAGCAGATCAGACCAACTTCTATTGTGATTGGTCGTCGTCAAGTACCATCAACCACTCTAACCCCAACTGCTGTTCAGACTGGTGCTGTATATACTGTACTACTGTGAAAGTTGCCTCTGGTCTTAAGTCAGCAATTGATCTAGCTGCTATCCCCGGAATCACAGCAACTGCCACCACTGGCGTTCTGGTCGTATCTTCCACAGTTGATTGGAGCATTTCTGTTAGTTCAAATATCACTAAGACTGATGCCTTCGCAACTGAAACTTGGGCAGACACCATTGAAGCTGTTCAAGACGAAAACGATACTTGGTATGCTCTAACTACCTCGTCCCACGTTGAAGCAGATGTTCTTGCAATTGCTGCTGCAATCGAAGGTAAGCGTAAGATTTATGGCTTCTCAACTTCAGATGCCGATGTTAAGGTAACTGGTACAACTGATGTATTCAGCCTTCTACAAGCAGCAGGATATCAGCGCACATTTGGTATCTGGAGCGCAAACGCAAATACAGAATATCCAGAGTGTGCTTGGATTGGTTTCCAACTTCAAGAGCGTCCCGGTAGTAACACTTGGGCCTATAAGACTCTGAGCGGTGTAACTGTATCTCGACTCACCGACACCGAATCCACCATTATCAAAGATAAGGGCGGCAACACTTACGAGCGCGTTGGTGGCCTCAACGTAACTGTTGGTGGTAACATGATGGGTGGCGAGTGGATTGATACGATGGTGTTCGTTGATTGGCTAGAAGCTCGTCTTCGTGAAAGAATCTGGTTCCGTCTAGCTAATAGCAAGAAGATTCCGTTTGAACTACAACTAGCGGCATAATTTGGTAACAAATTATTGGGAAAGACTTGTAACCTTTCCAATCTAATCTCCTGAATTGCTGGAAACCCCTTAGAGCTTGATTGACTACAACGTAAATTCGTGTTAGGATTAGACGTGACAGTTTAAAAACAATCAAGATTGGGCAATCAGCAGCCAAGCTCGAAAGAGAAGGTTCAGAGACTATCCCGTAAGGGAGTAGGGTCAAGTGATCCGAAGTGGGAGACAACCTCAAAGGGTTGATGATATAGTCCGATCTTACATGAAAATGTAAGGAGCGAAAATGAAACACAAAAACTTTGATAGCGTATATCCATACGCATACTTTATAGTTAGAAAATCTGACGGTATGAAGTATGTGGGTGTTAGATACGCAAACGTAAATAAGAATCTCACACCTTCCGAAGATTTCGGAAAAACTTATTTTACGTCAGGAACTTTTAAAAAAGAGTTTAAGAAAAATCCAAACCTATTTATATTCCGAATCGCATACACCTTTGACAGTATTGAGGAAATGTGGGAGTGGGAAAAGCGGATCACATTACGAGTTTATACAAAACCTGATTGGGCAAACCAAGGTTGGGCATCTAATTATGGAGATAATCCTGAAATTGGACGGCTCATTTCTGATGGCAAGGCCAAGATCAAAAACGGCAAAAACTCAATAGAGCGCGGCGCTGAAAAATTAAAAGCGTGGATTTGGAATACTGATGAAGGTAGTGCTTGGCGAAAGGCAATTAGCGACCGACAAAAAGATGCGTGGTGTTCTAGATCAAAAGAAGAAATTGATCTGATACAGACTAAACGAAAAGAAAAGATGGATTTCAAATTGGCTGCAAAGAAAGCACATCGGACTCTATCTCTCGTCGGAGAAGACGGCCTTACGGGACACCAGCGAAACGGTTTAAAAGCTCTAGAAACGGCACGATCCAACGGATCACTTTCAAGAGTTGGCTCAGAAAGGAACGCAAAATTTAACAGAAAGCTCGGTGAGATGAGCGAAGAAGAATTTCAAAGTTATTGTGAAGGTAGAAAATCTTGTCTAGTAAATAGTTGGATAACTAGGCGTGCAAACTATCTAGCTCAGATGAAAGTAACGAATTCATCTTAACATAAATGATACTCAGGCAGGCGCGACAATCATTGAAACAGAAGTAAGAGCACAACTTCAGGAAGGTGTTCGTGTTGGTGGTCTTGCTGACAACCCTGCTCCTGTGGTTCGTGTCCCAGATATTCTTACCATTGCTCCAAATATGCGTGCGCAACGTATTTTTGATGGAATTGAGTTTGAAGCTCGTCTTGCCGGTGCGATTAACGAATGAGTCGTGTAGGACGGTAACGTCTTATATGTGCGAACAGCACACGCCGTAATAATCTCTCTAATTGCTGGAAACTCCTTATAGCCTGTTTGACCACAACATGAATTCGTGTTAGAATTGAGTGTGAAGGTTAGAAAATAAACAGGATTGGACAATCAGCAGCGAAGCCCGAAAGGGAACGTTCAACGACTAGCCGCAAGGCGTAGCCTCAAGTGAGGCGAAACGGGAGACTCCTGAAAAGGATGAAGATATAGTCTAATCTGCATGGAAACATGCAGCAGCGAAAGCGGGTAGGTTTTAACGCAACCTATTGAATTTATTGTCATTTTGTTACAGTACGCGGTGTTGTGACCGTTTAATTAGAACACAAAGCGGGGGAAACCCCGCAAACCTAATAAATAACTTAGTAGGAGAATTAAATGGCATCAAACACAAGACTCAGCACTTTCTCGCCTAACGAAGTAGCAGTTATTATCACTCAACAATCTACAGGGATGTCTCATATTGTTGGTGGTTTTGCTGAAGATAGTATTGTGAGCATTGATCGTAATGCAGATACTTTCTCACTTTACACAGGTGCAGATGATACAAACACTCGTATCTATAACGCAAACTCTTCAGGCACTGTTACTATTAGCCTTCAGCAGACTTCAGCATCGAACGATGTTCTCACTGCTCTCTATGAGAATGATCGCGCCAGCCGCAATGGTCTTTTTTCTATTGCAATCCGCGATAACTCTGGTCGTAGCACATACTTCTCAGAGGAAGCGTACATTGGTGTAGTACCTTCAAGCGCAATTTCCAATTCCATGCAAACTCGGGATTGGGTGATTCATGCTCCTAAGATGACAAGCCTCATCGGTGGTAACGGTCCTATCTCCTCAGAGGATGCAGCAGCTCTCGATCAGCTTGGTATTTCTGTAGATAGTCGCTGGCTGTAATATAATTAGAGGTCTATAAAGACTTGCTCTTAGATAGAGGGAAGGGGAGTTGTCCCTCTTCCCTTTTTCTTTTTCTGGAGATGTTATGGCTCAACTATATACATATGATCCGAGCGACGTGTCAATCTCTGTAGGGGGAATTCACACTGTTTCTGGCTATGTGGATGGCACATTCGTTAATATTGTAAATAATACAAAACCCGTTCAAACACAAAGGGCTATGGATGGAACTATTGAACGGCTATACACAAGAGATGAAGGATACACCATCACTATCACCTTAGCACAAACCAGTGTGTCCAACAACATCCTATCTACAATTTATAACGTAGATAAGGTGACAAGAATGGGTAAGTTCCCATTGATCATCAAAGACGGGCAAGGTCAATCAATATTCTTTGCAGCAGATGCTTGGATTTCAAAAGCTCCAGATGTTTCGTTTGGTAAAGAGATGCAAACTAGAGAATGGCAATTTGAAACAGCAGGTGCAATGTTGGCTGTAGCAGGCAACGGAGATTCCTCCGCAATTGAAGATGCTATCTTGCTAGGTGCTGCAACACTACCACTTCTTCAACAGTTTGGCCTTATTTAAGGAGGAGTTATGGCAAGAGAAACTAGAACATACTCTCCAGATAAGGTGAGTCTAATCATTTCTGGGTATGTGGTGTCTGGTATTACAGAAATGTCGTTAGAGTTTAATACGGACGCTTTCATAATTCAGAGAGGAATCCGTGGGCAAAACTCTAGAAGTTATAATTCCGATTCTAGCGCAAGACTAACAGTTGAAGTATTGCAAACAAGCCCAACGAATGATATACTATTTCAGATAGTTAAACAAGATAGGGTCAATAAGAGTGCTAGACTTGATCTTGTTCTCAGCGATCTATCTGGTCATACTATCCTTCAAAGCGATAGTGCATATATTGCAAACTATCCAAACATCCGACTATCTTCAGGTTTTAATCCTAGAGTATGGACGTTTGATATGCTGCGAATTACAGACAGTAATTTCACTGGTGCAACAACCGGCCCGGATTCTATTTTTAGCGACGTTGGAAATAGAATTGTTTCTGCTGTCACAGGGCTGTTCTAAAATACGTAAGGAGAGAAAAATATGATTGAACAAAAGCAAGTTGTCGTTGGTGGTGAATCTTTCACAATTACACAACTACCTGCCACGAAAGGCATCCGAATTCTAAAACAGATTGGTAAGCTCGCTGGACCAGCCATGGCCGGTTATCAGGAAGATGGCCTGATGAAAGCTCTTGGAAGCCTTTTTGAGAATATGGATCAGATTGATGTTGAATCAATTATCAAGGAACTTGTCAATAGCGCCAGCAAGGGTAGCATGGCAATCAATTTTGATATGGAGTTTGCTGGTAAGTATGACAAACTTTTCAATCTTGTGAAAGAGATTCTGGAGTTCAATTTTGGCTCGGTTTTTACGCTGTTCGGTTCAGAAGAGTAAGCGATACCTCTGAACCAACTCCTGTAAATGGGAGGATGAAGAGATTAAATGAAACACTATCAATTGATTTTGATTTATATCTTCTAATAACTTCTCCTCTTCGTTTATGCTCTCTGCATGATCTTCAGACCAAATATAATACAGCAGATGCTTATGATCTTTTGGAGGTTCTTGATGCAAACAGAGAGATACAAGAAATAGCAGAGCAAAGAGCCAAACAACAGGAGAACATGAATGGCTAATGAGAAGGTTGTAGCCTCCCTAGTCGGAAAACTCTCGTGGCAGGCGGATCATCGTCCGCTTGCTTCATTTGAGAAGAGACTAGATGCTGTTGCTGCAAAAATGAAGTCCCTAAATGATCTAGCTAAAAGCAAGGTCACAGTTACGCTGAAGTTGAATGAAGCTGCTTGGTCTAAGAAAGTATCTCAACTTCAAAGAACAAACATTCAGCTATCCAACATTTCAGTTGCCTCTGCAAATCTAACTGCTGTAAAGGCAAAGATTAAGGAGCGACTAGACACTACAAAGATTCTTTTCAAAGATATCAAAGTGAGTGTTCCAAGTCTAGTGGCAATGCGTGCTGCTGTCAAGGAAAGCATCCAGAAAGAAACATTTGACATCAATGTAATGCCGAAGTGGAAGCAGGCTTTAGATAGCTTGAAAACTTGGCGTAAGAAGATTGAAGATA